GGTAGGAGAGCCTCTGGTGGCCCTGTAGGCTTTGCAGAAGGTGGTACCACCAAAAAAGACCCAATCCAGTCTACGGGCTTTGTAGACGGCCCGCCGCAAAACTATGCAAAAGGGACCACTGTAGCTGACACAGAAAACCACCGTGTACGTGTAGGTTCGTTTGTTCTTAACGCACCGACTACAGAACGATTGCAAAAAGAAGGAAAGCTACCAAAAGGTCCACAAAAGCGCAGGGCTGCAAAGGGTGGTAAAATGATGGATGTAGCCCTCTCTAAAGGTGAGTACGTTATCGACGTAGACGACATTGACAAGTTTGGTGGGTACGACGCTCTTAACGAAGAAAACGACAAGGGCAAACCAGAAGTAGATCGCAGACAAGCCATGCAAGAAGGGGGAATGGTTTCTAGAGATTTGTCTGAAATACGACAAATACACAGGGGAGATAGACTTGCTAGGTACAACGAGCAAACAGGTGAATACGAACTATCCCCTTTCCCGTCAAAAAAACAACAAGCCTTTACAGAAAGACAGGAATCATTTTTACAAAAACAGCCGTACGTTCACATGGGAGATGTAGAGTATGCCCAGAGCATGATGGCTAAAGACCAAACAGGCAGCGGCTACATAGAAGAAGGGTTGTTTATGGACCCTATGGATTCCCTTGAATCTTTTAAAAATAGAGGATTAAAAGAGGTGTTTCCTCTTGCTGATGCACAACTCATAAATTACTTTACGGAAATACCCAATATTACATACGAAGAAAGTATAGGACATCCTCTTTTAGCAGGTCAGTATAACGCACAGGATGACACCATACAAATAGCCACTAGAGGGTCCAAGTATTTAGGCAGCACCCCAGAAGATACAGCATATCACGAAATACTACACAGAGCATTTGAAAAAAAGTTTCAAAGGAATTTGCCTATACGTGGATCGGCATTAGTTGAAGCATTTAGTTACGATCAAATGTTTGTTCCTCCAGCAATAACAGAAGATATTCAAAAACTTAAATTGTTGAAAGATGAGGCAAGATTTGGCAGTGCTGAGTATGAAGAATTACAGTCGCAAATAAGTAATCTAATGTCTAAAGCAAATGACTACCTACCAGATCAAAACCATTCTGCACTAACTCTACATGTCATAGACAACACTTTAAAAACTGTAGAAAAGGGTTCTGTAAAAGAGCAAATAAAAGGACTAGAGTTTGCCCGAAGAAGGGCGAGATACTACTTGCCTGATTCTGTAAAAAGTTACTTTGATTATTCTCAGCCAGCACTGTTGGAGAAAAAATATCCTGATTTATACGCTTTATCAGATGATGATTTTAATGACGTGAGATTTGGGCTGTCGAACGATAAAGAATTAAATGCACAATATCTTAACTATGTAAAAGATAATCTTAAGACTCTTAAAAAAATACATAGCGATGCAACTGTAGAGTATAGGATAGCACTTGCTGCATCTGATGTAGAAGACGTTGTTGCCCCTGCTGAAACAATGGGTTCGCAAACGTATGAACAAGGATTTTTAAGAAGTATTCTAGATCGTAATTTACTACAAGTAGATGCGAAAACAGAGTATCCCAGATACTTTCTTGAGCAACAAAGACGCAGAGATTCGTCGGCTACCCGTTAACAACGGCCCCGACACAACCGGAGCGGCTACCTACAAGCCAAAGTAGCCCCGCTAACCAGAGGTAATAAAATGGCAAAACAAGTACGTGGCGCAAGAGCCAACAAACCGAACGACTCTTTCGGAACTATCAATAGCGATACTCTCTACAAAGGCAACTATCGTGAAGACGTTTACAAAGACGACGAAGACGATACCCCGGAGGTAGAAGCAAGCGACGATACCGACCAACCTGAATCTACTAGCTTTGTAGAAACGACGCAAGAGAAACCGGATCACGACTACAAAAAAAGATACGATGACTTGAAGCGACATTACGACGCTAAACTAGCAGAGTTTCAGGCGGAAAAACAACAACTGGAAGCGGCAACAAAACAGGCAAACGTGCCTATGCCAAAAACAGTTGAAGAGTTGGAAGAATTCAAAGCGCAATACCCTGACGTGTACGGAGTTGTAGAAACTGTAGCAGCAATGCAAGCCAGTGAACGCACCACCGAACTCCAAAAAGAATTGGAAGTCATTAAAGAGCGTGAGAAGGAGACGGTAGTACAGGCTGCTTACCGCGAACTAACAGCTAATCATCCTGACTTCGATAAGATCAAATCGGACGAAAAGTTTTTAGCTTGGCTTGAAGAGCAACCCGAATCTATTTCGGATGGTATTTACAAAAATAATACCGACGCTCGTTGGGCCTCACGAGTTCTTGATCTGTACAAAGCAGACGCAGGAATCTCAAAAAAGAAGACTAACAAGGCGAAGACCGACGCTGCAACTTCAGTACGTGCCCCTAAAGCTAGGGACATTGCATCTGAACAAAGTGGAGATACTCGCATTTGGAAGGCTTCTGAAATCCGTAGTCTTAAACCGTGGGAGTTTGAAAAGCTGGAAAGCGAATTAGACGCCGCACGTCAAGAGGGACGGATCGACCCTAACAACTAATCCTCAAACAGAGGGAAGGAAAAGAACCAATGGCATTTGGTACTGCTGCAGGTTATGCAAACCTGCCTTCCGGTAACTTCGCACCGGAAATCTTTAGCCAAAAGGTTCTCAAGTTCTTCCGTCGTGCTTCGGTTGTAGAAGATATTACAAACACCGACTACGCGGGCGAAATTGAAAACTTTGGCGACACGGTTCGCATCATCAAAGAACCAACAGTCACAGTCAGTTCGTATACACGGGGTTCCGTCGTAAACGCACAAGACTTGGCTGACGATCAAATCACGATGGTTGTCGATAACGCAAACGCTTTCGCGTTCAAGATCGACGACATCGAAGAGCGGCATTCGCACGTAAACTTCGAAGCACTTGCTACCTCATCAGGTGCATTTGCGTTGAAGCGTAAGTACGATGCAAACGTCCTGCAAGCCATGTCTGATGGTGCAGGTATCGCTGGTGCTGACGACGCTTCACTGTCAGGTGGTCTTACCACTACTAACAGTGCGCTGGGTACTGCATCCGCTCCTATCAACGTAGAAACTGACGACGCTGGCATCAACTTGATGCTGCTGATGGCACGTTCGCTTGACGATCAGTCTGTGCCAGAAGAGAATCGTTGGTTTGTAGCACCGCCGATCTTCTACGAGAAGATGTTCCAAGCCGGTAATAAAATGGCTGAAGTTCAGGTAACCGGCGATGGTACTTCTCCACTGCGTAACGGTCTTGCTGTACCGGGCACCCTCGCTGGTTTCCGCTGCTACAAGTCTACTGCGTTGAATTCAACAGCGGGTACCGATCAGGTAACTCTGTCCGGTGTGGCAACTGACGCCTCTGAGAATGTAATTCTCGCTGGTCATATGTCGTCCACCTCCACTGCTTCGCATATTGCTAAGACCGAAGTGGTTCGTTCAACTGAATCGTTCTCTGACGTGATTCGTGGTCTGCACGTTTTTGGTCGCAAAGTTCTGCGCCCAGAAGCTGTCGTTCGCGGCGTCATTGACTTCGCATAAGGGAGGGTTAAGTAAATGACTACTTACAATCATACTATTCCCGGTGGCGGCACTGTTGGGCATCCCGGCAATGTTCCACGTCCTTATATGGTTCAGTCTCGCATCTTTGATGCTGCTGACCAGAACCTGTCAGCTAACGATGTCGTTCAGATGATCGATGTTCCGGACAATACAATGGTTATTGGCGGATGTATCGACGTTCTTGAAGCAGGTGGTTCCGGCTTGACTTACGATGTAGGTCTAAGTACGGACATCGACGCTTTTGCTGATGGTGTTGACGGAAACGCTGACGCTATCTACCAGTTTAACCTCAAAGCTGCAGGTATCAATACTGTTATTGCTGCTGACGCTATTCAGGTTAAAGCACTGGGTGCAGGTGTAACTGCAGGACGCTTCCGTGTTATCGCTATCTTGTGTGATATCGGAACCGGTCCAAAGCAGACTGCTTCTGTAACCACTGGTACGTAATAATAATCAAGGGGGCAGGGCAACTTGCCCTCTTGACTCTTTACTCAATTCATGTTATAAGCAATAACCTTTGCGGGGGATACATCTATGGCACGTAAGGCACCAGCTAAACCAAAGAAAAAATCAAAGGGCGCAACACCCAAAAACAAAGCCTTGTATTCTCGTGTGAAGGCAGAGGCAAAAAAGAAATTTGATGTTTACCCGTCAGCGTATGCGAATGCTTGGCTAGTTAAAACCTACAAGAAGCGTGGCGGGACGTATGCCTGATGGCTAAACCAAAAGGCGGCTTAACAAAGTGGTTTAAAGAAGACTGGCGGGATGTAAAGACCGGCAAGAAGTGTGGCCGTTCTGGTTCTGAAAAGAAGAAACGTCCCTACCCAGCCTGTAGACCAGCTAAAGTTGCAAAGCGCATAACAAAAAGTGAAGCAAGAAAAAAGACCGGACCACGCAGAGTAAACTGGTCGGTAACGGCTTCGGGTAGAAAAAGGAAGAAGGCCAGTGGCAAGAAAGCCTGATAAAATGCCAGCCCGCAACAAGAAGAACTTTCGTTCTACCAAATCTGGTGCGGGCATGACAGAGGCTGGGGTAAAAGCGTACCGACGCAAGAATCCCGGCAGCAAGCTTAAGACTGCAGTAACAGGTAAAGTAAAGCCCGGAAGCAAAGCAGCAAAACGTCGCAAGTCATTTTGCGCCCGCTCTGCAGGGCAGATGAAGAAGTTCCCGAAGGCAGCGAAGAATCCGAACAGTCGTCTTCGCCAAGCACGGAAGAGGTGGAAATGTTAAACCTACTTATCGGACCAATCACACAGTTAGCAGGTACGTGGCTTGAAGGAACGGTTGAAACAAAGAAAGCTAAGACTTTGGCGAAAGTCGCAACGGCCAAAGCTGAAGCGACTATTATGGAAAAAAAAGCGACGGGCGAGATTGACTGGGACTTAGAAGCAATCAAGGGTGCCCAAAACTCGTGGAAAGATGAATGGCTAGTAATCTTGTTTTCTGTACCACTAATACTAGCCTTTATACCCGGAATGGAAGATGTCGTATCACATGGATTTCAACAACTGGAGCAAATGCCTGAATGGTACCAGTACAGCTTGGGCGTTATTGTTGCTGCAAGCTTTGGAGTCAGAAGCGCGACAAAGTTCTTTGGCAAAAAATGAAGTACATATTGTCCCTAATAAAAAAAATTTGGAGTCCTGATTGTGTCGGTGACCTGTCACAGCACAGACTGCACACTACTAAGTACGAGGATTTGTGTAAGTAATGGGTATCATGTGGTGTATGCGACCGTCTGCTAAAGAACGAGAAAGGATTAATCGTGGCCGAAGTAACGATGGAAAGGTTTCTCAAGTGGAAGATACTACCCCGCTTGATGATGATTATGATGTCAATATCAGCTTGGCGAGTAGTGGAGTGGTTCATGCTTCTGCCCGATCCGACAAACGCCCAAGCGGGACTAGTGAGTGTAGTCACGGGGGCCATGACCGGTGCATTTGCGGTGTGGCTGGGACATGAAAAACATTAGGAGATAGAGATGGCAAAGGCACCTGCAAAACCTAAAAAGAAAGAGTTGACTAAGCGTCAGCAAGAGACGATGAAGAAACACGCTAAACATCACAGCAAAAAGCACATGGCTGCTATGAAAAAAGATATGTTGGCGGGTATGTCGTTTACAAAAGCACACGTAAAAGCCAAGAAGATGGTAGGCAACTAATGAAGTACAACGCATCACACTTCTTGAACAAACTAATTGAACACGAGGGAATGGTGCTTACCGTGTACAAAGACAGTTTGGGCATAGAGACTATCGGTATAGGTCGCAATCTCAAAGACAGAGGTATCAGTACCGAAGAGTTAGCCTACATGGACATTCCCAACATGGATGTTGTATACGAACATGGGATTAGTGAAGCAGACGCACGTTACCTTGCAATGAACGACATCAAGATTGTAGAGAACGAGTTGTGCCAAGTACACGCTTGTGTAAATGACTTAGATGCCGTACGACAGCTTATCTTGATGGACATGGCATTCAACATGGGGGTGCCTCGCCTGTGCAAATTCAAAAAGATGTGGAATGCAATACACGAGAACAACTTTGATGCTGCCAGCATTGAGATGATGGACTCTCGTTGGGCACGTCAAGTAAAGTCGCGGGCCAAGAAGTTGTCTGATGCTATGAAGTCAGGAGAGTTCTAGTACGTTATGATACACGTCTTTCTCCTGTTTGTTTTTGTAGGCGTGGGAGATGACAAGAAGTTAGTCAGCAAAGACATGCACTTCAAAGACCTTAAGGAATGTGTGTGGTACGCACAAACATTACATAGACAAGGCAACCTAATAACGGCATACTGTGTACCCAAATTTATAACGGATGGAAATGTAAAGGTGTACTGATGCCCCCACGTAATCATAAAAATTGGATTAGAGAACCTAGCCTAGAGTATGTAAACTCTCTTATTTATTCTGACCAGAGTTTGTACGAAGAAGAACTAACAAACATTTTTTCAAAGGTTTGGGTTCCCTGCTTTCACAAGAGTGAAATGCAACACATAGGAAGCTACAGGACTGCACAGATAGCTGGGCAGAATATAATCACTGTTAAATTTGACAATGGCTACAGGTCATTTCTAAACAAAGGCGTTACATCACCTTCAGGTAACGACATATCTTTGTGCTATCACGCACGAGGTTGGGGCGAACTGTCTTGCGAAGTAAAGCACGGCGGTATGGTATGGGTGACGCTAGATAAAAACCCTACTATGAGCGTAGAAGAGTGGACTTGTGGGGCATTTGATTGCATTGCTGATGCTATTGATACAGAAGAACTAGAAGTATTTCACTATCACAAGGCCATCATAGGCACTAATTACAAGTTGTGGCATGACACCAACAGTGAATTTTACCACGATTTCATGCACTACTTTAATCGTGTGTCGGGCTTTAACGATGAATATTTTGCCCGCAAAAATATACCGTTTGATAACGGTCACGTAAACGTAAGTAGCTTTACAGTCAACTACGAAGAATATGATGGGTTTGACGACAGGGGGGAATTGTCTTTTCCTAACTTGCCACCCAATCAGTGGTACATGGTAGACTTGTTTCCCGGATACAACTTTAATTTGCGGGGCAGTGCATACCGTAGCGACATCGTAACTCCACTTGGCCCTGACAGGGTGTTGATTGAGTTTCGTGGCTACGGACTAAAGAGTGACACACCAACTGAACGAAACACACGCATCGAACACCACAACTCAATATGGGGACCGTTTGGTCGTAACCTGCACGAAGACTTGATTGGGGTAGCTGGGCAAGGCACAACAATGCGTCCCGGAACTGAACCCCGCAACATACTGCACGGCAGACACGAAAACGGAACTATCCACGACGAAGTAGGAATGAGACACTACTACGCTGAATGGAGCAAGTGGATGGGAGTACATGCGAATAACCCGCTACAGAAAGCAGCATAAATGGACCCAATCAGTGCAATGGCTACCGCATCCGCCGCGTTCGGAGCAATTAAAAAAGGTTTTCAGGTAGGCCGGGACATTGAAGCGATGGCCTCTGACCTGTCCCGCTGGATGGGTGCCATGTCTGATTTAGACATGCTGGAGAAAGAGGCAAAGAATCCTCCCATCTTTAAAAAGTTATTTGCAGGCAAGTCTATAGAACAGGAAGCAATGGAGACGTTTGCTGCCAAGCAAAAAGCAGAAAGCCAGCGTAGAGAGTTACAAAACTGGATTGGCATGACGATGGGTAAATCTAAGTGGGATGAACTGGTCAAAATGGAGGGAACTATTCGCAAGCAACGTCAAGAAACTCTGTACAAACAAAGGCAACGCCGACGTAAATTTGTAGAGGTTGTGGCGTGGATAACGATGTCATTACTGGGTGCCGGTATGCTCTTAGGGTTTGTATTGTTTCTTAAAGGCATGGCTGCTAACGCAACTCCTGAATATGTAGTATGTAGATTACAGGGATGTCAAACCATAGATGGAGAAAGGCTGTGTATATATCATGGTGCTAACAATACGGTGGATAGTGTTTGGATAAATCTCCATGAATACTTTCCAAAAGAAATAGAATGTAAGTACGACCCTAAAAACGAAAAACCTCCCTCATTACGGGACACCTTCAAAGCAATCGAAAAGTCAAGAAAATAATTCTTGCTAATTTAGATAAATAGGTGTATAATGTTGTACAGGGAGATTAAAATGAAACGACTTGCTTATGAAGCTCTAAAGCATAAGTATGAGGCTCAAAAAAAGGATGCGATATTTGTATACGCAAATTACACAAACAATCCTGTGGCTATTGGTGAACATCCGCAGTTGCTTGAAGAAATGGACAAAGCAGTCGCAAGTTGGGCAGATGCTGAAGACAAATTGGATGCGCTTGAAGTTCTTAATAGCGAGACTTAACGGGTATTGAGATGACATTCTTAGAACTTATAAATTCTGTGTTGAGAGAGATAAATGAAGTGGAAATCACTACAGTCTCTTCAACACGGGGTATACAAACATCAGTCAAGGATTTTATCAACAAGTCACAGCGAGACATTATCAATTCTGAAGTCGAGTGGCCGTTTACTGTTGTTAGTCAGTCTTTTACAACTACTGCAGGAACAGCAGAGTACTCACGAGAGTCAGATGCAAAAACGGTCGACTATGATAGCTTTACTGTACAAGAGTCGGCATCGACAGCAGAGAAAAAATTAAGATACCTTTCATTTACTGAGTATTTAGACAGGCGTAACGAAATAGATACAAACCCTGACACAGGAACACGCTCACTTCCAGAGTTCATATACAAAACTCCGGATCAAAAACTTGGCTTGTCCCCCGTACCTGATGTGTCCACATATACTATCAGGTATTATTATTACAAGACAGTTAGTGATATGTCTGCGAACACAGACACACCTACCATCCCAGAGCGTTTTCACGACGTGATTGTAAATCGCGCTCGTTACTACACACACATGCTTCGTTCGGACGTGCAGTTCTCCCAGCTTGCTCTTCGTGATTATACAGAGGGCTTATCTCGTATGCGTATTGAGTTGATCAATCGTAAGGATTACATGAGGGCCGTTTAATGCCAGATACTTCACTACTCAGCCCGTTTGTTGTGAAGTTAGGTGGTGGCTTAGTCCTTGACAAGGATGCCTTCACTTTACCCTTCGGCGCAGCTACACAGTTGCAAAACTTTGAACCTGACATCAACGGTGGCTATCGTCGCATCAATGGGTTTACTAAGTTTAATTCTAATATTGTACCCCAGACTAGTGCATCTACCGAAAAAGTTCTTGGTGTGCACATCTACAAAGATCAAGTTATTGCTGCACGAGGCACTAAAGTATTTAAGGGTGGTGCAAGTGGATCGTGGACAGAAATAGACACAGGCCGTACAAGTGCTGGACGATACAACTTTGTTAACATCAACTTTGACGGAACAGATAAGGTTATATATGTAGATGGTGCAAATTTAGCATCTGTATTTAATAACAGCAGTGTTGCAGACGTAAGTGCTAGTGGCAGACCAGCAGACCCTCAGTTTGTAGAGGTGTTTCGTAGTCACGTATTTTATGCGGGTATGTCCTCTAGTCCACAAGAACTTATTTTTAGTGTACCATTTGATGAAGATAATTTTACTTCTGGCAGTGGTGCAGGATCGATTAAAGTTGACGGCATCATCAAGGGTATCAAAGTCTTTCGTGAAAACTTGTTTGTGTTTTGTGAAGACTCTATATTTAAGATTACAGGTTCTAGCCTGTCTGATTTTGCAGTCGTACCAGTCACACGTAAGATTGGATGTGTGGATGGATTTAGCATCCAAGAGATATCTGGTGACATCGTATACTTAGCACCGGACGGATTACGTACGATTGCAGGTACAGAAAGAATCGGGGACGTTGAACTTGGTACTGTGTCCAAACAAATACAGCCACGTTTGGACAGCGTAAACACAGACAGAATATCCTCTGTAGTTATACGTAGTAAAACACAGTATCGTTTGTTTTTTCCTGATGATGATGCCTCCGCTGCACTGCAAGCAAAAAGCCCCGGCATCATAGGTGTTATCAAGGCTGGCACAGAGGGGGGTATAGGATGGGAATACGCTGATATATCAGGAGTTAGACCAACATCTGCAGCGTCAGGATTTATTAGTGGAGTCGAAACAATCCTACACGGAGGATACGACGGCTACATTCACAAACAAGAAACAGGTAATACTTTCGACGGCACAAACATAAATGCAATATATCGTTCCCCAGACTACATAATGGGTGACCCCGGCATCCGCAAGTTGATGCAACGTATTATTTGGAATTACGACAATGAGGGTGCAGTTAGTTCTAAATTTCGTATTAGATACGATTTTAATTCATCCGATGTACCACAACCTGCAGAGTACGATTTAACATCAGGAGCAGCAATCGCCTTGTACGGTTTAGCTGCATCAACATACGGCACTGCAGTGTATGGGTCGTCAGGAACACCGCTGGTAAGACAGAGCGTAGAAGGCGGAGGATTTACAGTAGCAGTGCGCTTAGACGACACACAAGGAGCAGCTCCCATATCAGTAAAAGGCTACCAACTAGAATTTACACCGGGGGGCAGGAGATAACACATGGCAGGATACACTAGGCAGTCCTCGTACTCTGACGGCGATACGATCACCGCCGCACACAGTAACAACGAATTTGATCAGGTACTTGCTGCGTTCGTCAACACTAGCGGTCACAAGCATGACGGCACAGCAGCCGAAGGTCCGGTTATTGGCCTCATAGGTGACCCCGGAGTTACTACGCCCCTCAACAAAGTTGTTATTGATAATACAAATAATCGTGTGGGTGTGTTTGTAGATGCGGGTGGCGCAGGTTCTACCGTCGAACAGATACGTTTTCAAGACGGAGCAATCGTACCTGTCACAGACAACGACATTGATTTAGGCACAAGTTCTCTAGAATTTAAGGACTTGTATATTGACGGCACGGCTCACGTAGATGCCATCAATTTCAACGGCACCGCCATTACGGCTACCGCTGCTGAATTGAACATAATGGATGGCGTTACATCTACAGCAGCAGAATTAAATATCTTAGACGGTGTGACATCCACCGCTGCCGAACTGAACATCATGGATGGTGGTACATCTGCCACATCAACTACACTCGCTGATGCTGACCGCGTTGTTGTAAATGACAACGGCACGATGGTGCAGGTTGCACTCACGGACTTTGAAACGTATTTTGAAAGCGCACTCGACACTTTATCCAATGTGACTACAGTAGGTGCCCTAAACTCTGGGTCTATTACTAGTGGTTTTGGCAACATAGACACTGGCTCTTCTACCATCACAACCACTGGTTTGATTACGGGTGGCTCCCTTGACATAGATGATGTTGTTATAAACGGCACTACCATCGGTCACACAGATGACACTGATCTCATTACGGTTGCAGATGGCATCGTCACGGTTGCTGGTGAAATATCTGTAACCACACTCGACATCGGAGGCACAAACGTCACCTCTACAGCAGCAGAACTTAACATCCTTGACGGCGTAACCTCCACTGCTGCTGAATTGAATATTTTGGATGGTGTAACGTCCACTGCCGCTGAACTCAACATCCTCGACGGTGTGACTGCCACAGCAGCCGAAATTAATATTATCGACGGTGATACGTCCGCTACCTCAACTACACTTGCCGCTGCAGACCGTGTTATCGTCAACGACAACGGCACTATGAAGCAGGTTGCCCTGTCTGACTTTGAAACATTTTTTGAGTCTGCTCTCGACACCACATCAAATATCACCACCGTTGGCGCACTCGACTCTGGCTCTATCACGAGCGGATTCGGTAATATCGATACTGGCTCCTCCACAATCACAACTACAGGATTGATTACTGGTGGATCACTCGACATAGACGATGTTGTTATCAACGGCACCACCATAGGTCACACAGACGACACGGACCTGATGACAGTAGCAGACGGTGTATTGACCGTAGCTGGTGAAGTGTCGATGACAACGCTAGACATTGGTGGTACAAATGTTACGTCTACCGCTGCCGAACTCAATATTCTTGACGGGGTCACCTCGACTGCTGCAGAATTAAACATCTTAGATGGTGTGACCTCGACAGCATCGGAACTCAACATTCTTGACGGGGTAACCGCCACCACAGCAGAACTCAACTACAGCGACACGGGCGCGGCTGTAGGTACAGTCGTAGCCAGCAAGGTTGTGACTGTTGACGCAAACAAAGATGTATCTAGCTTCCGTAATATTACCCTGACTGGTGAACTTGATGCCGGATCACTCGACGTTTCTGGCGATGCTGATATCGACGGGACATTAGAGGCGGATGCCATCACAGTCAACGGCACCGCTCTCAACACAGTAATCGCCAACGAAGCGACAGCCCTAGCCATTGCATTGGGCTAAAGGAGAAATAAATGGCTAACACATTCAAAGTTGTATCGCATGACGTTATGCCAGCATCCAGCGGTACGCCAGAAGACCTTTACACCACACCCGGTAGTACAACTACTA